GTGTAAGGAGGGAGCGCCACTTCCTCCCCTGCCTGAAGGCAGGGGTTTCCGTGGCGCAAATCTGATGAGCGTCGAGGCTGAGGACATGCTCAACGAGGTCGAGGTGTGGATCGACCGGACCATCGCCGCGCAGCAGCACATCCGAGATTCGGACGCCGACATCGTCCGGCTGCAGTACCTGAAGGGGATCAACGACGGCCTGCGCATGGTCAAGGGAGCCGTCGAGCACATGAGGGAGGAACTCTGAGGCGAGCATCAAGCCCAACGAGCGTGTCAACTTCGCGCTGGTGCGTGTCCGCGACGGTGACGACGACACGAGCACCGACACGCGGCTGGTGCATGCCCTGCTGCACTCGATCGAACTGGATGGTGCGACCGTGTCGTTCCCCGTTCCCGAGGCCCCCGGACACTGGACGGTCCCCGAACTGGTCGCGTGGAACGCGATCGTGAGCCTGACCGAGAAGAGGAACAAGTAGTGGGAAGCAGGAAGCGGCAGCGCGCCGACGAGGTCAAGAATCTTGTCGCCCTGTCCAAGGAACAGGGCGCAACCGTGGCCGAGGTTCGGCGCGCGTTCAACATGCATCACGGCACTGCGTCAGCGGCGCTGAGCCACTTGGATGGCACCGGGGAGATCGTCCGGCTGGCCGAGAAGCGCGCCCGGTGCAGTGTCTACGTGATTCCCGAGCATGTCGGCGACCGGCAACGAGCCCTGCCGCGCACGGCCCGGCCACGTCCCGTCACGATCGAGCAGGACGTGATCAAGGATGTCGCCGACCGCGCGTTCGCCGACGGGGCCGTCCACGGGCGCGAGCAGGCCATGCGCGACGCTCAGGAAGTCGCCGAGGCTGTCCGTGATGCCGAGTGGCAGCGCGGCTACGACGACGGGGTCGAGGCAGCCAAGAAGCGCCCCGGGATCGCGGGCGAGGCGTACGCCGACGGACACAACGCGGGCGTGATCGCCGCGCGTGCGCAGGTCGTCGGACACGCCGAGGCGATGCGACGCGAGATCCTGCGAGTACCACGTGCCAAGATCCACCACAACCGATGCTGGACCGAGCACCCCGAGTGCGCGCTGGCCGCGATCGTGCGCGCCGCTGGCGGGCGTCCGGCCCGGAAGGGCGACACCCCGTCGCTCGCTCCCCGAGCACGATCTACGACATCCGACATGGAAGGATCTGGAGTGAGAGGATCCCTGCCGTGTCGTTCCTGAAGGCCCCGACCAAGATCCCGGTCGAGTACGTGTCCAAGGTGTGGGGGCACCACTCCGGCGCCCCGGGCGTGCCCAGCGGCAACGCGATGACGTGGATCATGGTGCCCGACCCGAAGGACCCGGATCCCGATCGCCACGGCCCGCACGTCATCGTCGTGTTCAACGCGCCCATGGGCGCCGTGACGCGCGTCGTGCTGCCGATCCTGCGAGTCGAGGCTACTTCGCGCGGCATCACCGTGGTGCTGGCCGACGGGACGCAGTACATGGTCCTGCAGGCCCCGTGCGTGTGCGGAGCCGGTCCGGCGGGCACCGCCTACCCGCTGATGACCCCGAACATGGCGCTGACCGCCGTCGCACCTCAGGTCGGGCTGGACGCCGGGTGGCTGGTCGCCTCCCCGTGAGCCCACTGCAACCCGAGGACGGGCTGGTCCCACCGTACGAGACGTGGTTCGAGCACTGCGGAGACTCAGGATGCCTGTCGTGCGAGCGGCTGAGGCACGCGGTGGCTGCTGCCGAGGAGGCCAAGAATCTTGCAGTGGTCGAGCATCACGACCGCGTCCTGCGCACCCTGATGCTCATCCATGCCAGCATGACCCAGCGACCGCGCAAGCCCCGCCCTTCAGGGCGGGGAGGATGTCAACGACGCTGGCAAGCACTTCGAGGGATGCTGGCGGTCCCATCCCGAGTGCGCGATGGGGGAGGCGGTCCGTCTGGTCCGAGGGCTTGACCCGGCCCACTGACCGAGGTACGATCGCACCACACATCGAGGCTGTGCCTCAGTCACGCAAGGAGAGCCGAATGGCATCACTGTCAGTCCTCGTGTTCGGGGAGTCCAAGGTCGGCAAGTCGAGTCTCGCCGTCACCGCCCCCGGGCCACGCCTGCTGATCGACGTGGAGGCCGCGAGCCGGTTCCTGCCGATCCGCCGGACCCTCTGGGATCCGTCCACCCCGCCCCCGAAGCCGTCCGACGACTGGGACACCGCTGTGGTGCAGTTCCGGCACTGGGACGACTGGCCGACCATCTGGCGGTGGCTGGACAGCGGGAAGCATCCGTTCACGTCGATCATCATCGACAGCGTCTCCGAGATGCAGCAGCGCCTGATCGAGAAGCACGCCGCGCGCGGCCAGTTGAGCCAGCAGGCGTGGGGCACCGTGCTCCGGGAGATGTCCGGCGCCATGCGCGACCTGCGCGACCTGACCGAGCACCCGAAGCGCCCGGTCGAGGCCGTCGTGGTCACCGCGATGGCCAAGGAGGTCAACGGGTCCCTGAAGCCGTGGGTGCAGGGTGGGTTCGCCACGATCCTGCCGTACCTGATGGACGTGACCGGCTACCTGACGGCCACCGACGACGGCACCCGCAAGTTGCTCACGCAGCGCACCGAGTTCATCGAGGCTGGCAACCGCGCTCCCGCCGGGACGATCCCCCGCGTGTTGACCAGTCCGTCGATCAGTGGTATGATCGACGCCATCTTCCCGGCTCCGGTCAATCCGGCAGTCGCGGAAGTCCGAGCAGCCGCCGCATCCCGCGACGACTGACCAACCCATCACCCAACCTTGGAGGTTGAGAACCATGGCAGTGAAGTCCACCCTTGACTGGGACAGCATCCTTGACGAGACCGCCGACATCGAGGTGTCGGACTCGTTCGAGCCGCTGCCCATCGGCGACTACAGCGCGATCGTGCTGGAGGTCGAGCCCAAGACCGCGTCCACCGGCAACGAGATGCTGGCGGTCACGTTCAAGATCACCGAGGACCCCGACCACGACGGCGAGTTCGAGAACCGGCGCGTCTGGACCAACATCGTCTTCGCGGTGTCCAACCCGCGTGCGATGGCCCTGACCATCAAGCGCCTGAACGCGCTGGGGATCTCCCGTGAGTGGCTGGCCAACAACCGCCCGTCGCAGGCCCAGATCGCCCGCAAGATCACCGGGGCCGAGGCCATCATCGCGGTCGGCCAGCGCGAGTGGGAGTCCAAGGTCCGCAACGAGGTCAACGCCATCAAGCCGATGGTGAAGACCATGGAGCGCGCCGTGGCTGGCGACAGCGACGACGACTCTGACGATGACGACGACTTCCGGCCACCGGCCCGTTCGTCCGCCAAGTCGTCCTCGCGCAGCCGCGACGCCTTCTGACGGGAAGCACCCCCGTCTCCTGTCAGGAGGAACCCCGGGAGCCCTCATCCGAGAGATCGGGTGGGGGCTCTCGGCATTCCTGAGAATCTTGTCCGAGAACCACCCACGAGCAGGCTTGCCATAAGTTTCACAGTGTGCTATGCTTGTCCTGCGTCGCAGCCCAACCCCGGGCGCGAGCAGACATGAGAAGGAAGTGATGCCCTATGTGGCTGTTCACCAAGCAGGGATTCATCTCGATCGTCCAGCACCGCGATGACCCCGACCTGATGAGGGTCCGCGCCCGCGTGCGCGCCGACCTTGAGCGGTGCTTCCCGAGGCGCGAGGCCGAGATCATCGAGGATCGCGTCGCCGACTACCGCTGGCACCTGAACGTGCCGCGCGCCGAGGTCGCCGAGTACCTGATGTTCGCGATCGAGGATCTGGACTATGTCTCGCACGTGAAGGAGGAGATCGCCCTCGGTCTCGCCCCGGCGGCACGGATGGACGCGATGTACGACATCTGGTCGGCGATGTGGAGGGTACAGCAGTCCATGCTCCCACCGCCCTCCCCGGAGCCGTTCCAGCCGTACCTGTGGGGCGCCCAGAGCCGTCATCCGGCTGGGACGAAGATCAACAAGAGGAAGAAGGGCAGGAAGCGCTGATGCCTGAGCGCGACCCCCGGTGCGGGACCTACGCGGGCGTGTCGGCGCACAACGTGGCCAAGGAGCCCCTGTGCGACGACTGCCGCCGCGCCAACGCTGACTACTCGGCGTGGTGGCGGTTCCGCACCGGTCGCCTGCGGATGCCGCGCTCCTGCCCACGATGCGGGTCGGTGTTCTTCGAGCACCGCTGTGGCGCGCCCGACGTGGCACACTGAGCCACATGGCCAGCACCGCGTCTGTCGCAGTCCCCGATCCGCCGCCCCGGCGCGACGAGATGGCCCTTGCCTCCCGGATCGCCGGGGTCTCGCTTGAAGACATCGCCGAGCGCTACGGGTACGCGACCATCGAGGATGTGCGCGCAGCCATCGAGCGCGCCCTGTCGCGCGCCACGATCGAGCGCGATCAAGAAGGTGTCTCGCACATGCGCAGTCTTACAGCGGCCCGTCTGGAGGCCCTGCTGCACGGCGTGTGGGACCGGGCTGTCAACCCGCGCGACATCGACCAGATCAACGCGCAGAAGTCGGCACTGAGCATCATCGACCGGCAGGCTGCCCTGTACGGCATGAACGCCCCGAAGGAGTCCAAGGTCACGCACAGCGTGGACGCCGGGACGATCGCCGACACACTGAACCGGATCCTGAATGCCTACGCCGGGGTCGAGGAGATCGAGGTCATCGACGTTGTCGAGGCCGAGGTCATCCCTGCGCTGCCTGCTGGGGAGGCTTCCGACGGGGTGACCATCGAGACTCACGACGAGCCTGCAGGTCCGCCAGAGCCGACGACCGAGGCTTGATCGCCTCTACCGAGTGCAGTCCCCGCTCCGAGGTCGAGGCCCGGCGGATCGAGCCGTAGGACCGAAGCGAGTCCGACTTGACCAACAGCGCGGTGAGCCCGTGGACCAGCGCGTCGATCCGGTTCGGGGACTCTGGGCTGATGCCCGGGATCCACGAGGTCATCTCGGCTTCGAGGTCCCCAAGATTCTTGTCCATGTGGACCACCCGCCCCATCCGATAGGCCATCACCACTGGCTCAGCCCGGACCTGCTTCGACTTGTGCGAGTGGACCAGCGACACCGGCACCGTCGGGTCGATCTGGTGGATCACCGTCGAGACCAGTTCGCCGCCCTGATTCGACTCCGCGATCACCACGCACGGCTGGGGCAGCGCGTGGTAGGTCGAGACGATCCGCTGCGCCCACTGCTCCGGGCTGGCCTTGACCATGGTCTGGTCGGCCAGCACGACGCCCCGCCGACGCTGCGGCTCCCGCTCCGAGGTCGCCGCCATGACCACGATGCCAGTCGCGTCGCCCCCGGTGGTCACGCCGGGATCGACTGCGATCACGTGCCACCCCAGTTCCGACTGCTGGATCGGGATGTCGAGGCGCTGGATGTCCGACGGGATCCACATCGCCTCGCCGAAGTCATCTTCGAGGATGATCGCGTTGAGTTCCTGCTCCCCGAGCGCGGTGCCCTCGTAGCGCTTGATCACCGTCTGACGGAACGTCACCGCGAGGTTGGCGATGTTGTCGTAGGTCGAGGCCGTGGACACGATCATCTGCGGGTCCTTGACCAGTTCACGCAGGAATCGCAGCGGCTTCGGCGTCGTGGTGATGAGCAGTTTCGGGTGTTGTCCGAGGCGCAGGCCGAACAGGGCGTTCGACCACGTGGTGTCAAGATTCTTGTACGCCGCGAGTTCATCGAACCATATGGCCCCGTGTTGGGGGCCTCGCAGCCGCTCCGGGGTGTCGTCCGAGAACGTCGTGGCCGTCGATCCGTTGGGCCATGTCAGGCGGCGCTTCGAGGGCTCCCACTCCGGGCGGAACGCCGGGTGGGAGGTGGCGAGGATGCCACTCTCGCCCTCCACGATCACGTCACGGGCGTCCGAGGTGGTCGGCGCGATCAGTCCGATGTAGCAGCCCGGGTTCGCTCGCGCATACCGATGCGCCCACTCCGAACCAGCCCGCGTCTTGCCCGAGTTATGGTTGACAAACCCTTCAGCGTAGTAGTGCTCGCCGTCTGGGACAGTGAGGTCCCAGAACTCTCCTGTCGAGTGGTACTTGATCGAGACAATCCTCGACCAGCGAGTATCATCCATGCATGAAGACGACATCGAACGGTCTGCGCGTGCTCGCTGATCTACACGAGATCCAGTCTCGATACTTGAGCGGTATACCGCTGCGGGAGATGGCAGCGGAATACGGCGTGTCGCAGGAGACTCTCCGACGACAGTTGCGTGCTGCCGGACTACATGCGCAGGCTCGCGGATCGTTCCACCGAGGAGTGCCGAAGTCTGCAGAGCATCGTGCCCGTCTGTCAGAGGCTCGCCGGGCAAGCATCGACATGGAGGGTCTTCGAGAAGCAGCGCAGTCTGGGGAGTACTCGACTCGTGAGTTGGGGGAGCGGTTCGGCGTCCACGAGGAGACGATCCGAACCCGTCTGATCGAGATGGGTATCCCCCGGCTCCCGGCCAAAGCACGTCCCGAGAGGAACCACTTCTGGGCAGGGGGACTGACGGTAGACAAGCATGGCTACATCCTCGTGAAAGTCCCGGAGCATCCGCATCGGACGAAGGCGGGGTATGTTCGACAACATCGGCTCGTGGCAGAGATGATGCTCGGACGGTATCTGCACCGCGATGAGGTCGTAGATCACGTGAACGGGGATACGTCGGACAATCGCTGGGAGAACCTGCGAGTGTTCCAGTCCAATGCGGACCACCTCGCCGCCACCCTGTCGTCGGAGTCCCTGCTGGACCCAGAGGCGCGAGAGCAGTCTCGGCAAGCAGCGATCCAACGTGCAAAGCAGCGAGTGGTTGCCATCCTTGAGGCGTCAGGAAGCGGTGCCCCAGAGTGACCGTGATGCTGCGTCCAGAGGCGGTAACGACGGTGTAGAGGTCGGCGACACCCTTGCAGAACGGAGCATCGTCCTGTTCTGACGGTCCGTCGAGTGTACGTACCCGTCGGGGACCGAACGAGTCGATCCGGATCCACTCGCCTGTATCCGGATCCAAGATTCTTGTCCATGGAGCGACACACCCGCGCCCGGCCAGCAGCATCCACATGTACGCCTCGCCCCAATCCTTCGGGGGGTGCTGATCGGCGCGGGCATGGTTCCAGACCCAGTTGTCGTGCGGGCGTCCGTTGCAGCCGGGTCGGGGGCAGTAGAACGGGCGCCAGCCGCCGTTGCCGCCCATCTCCAAGATGGCTTCCTTGAGGATCCGCTGGGCGTCGTCGGACCACCCCTCGGTCTCCCGTGCGATGAGCGCGCTGAGGTCCGGTGTCGTCTCCACGTGACCATCATGGGGCACCATGGGGGCGTGGCACGAGTGAACATCAAGATCAACGAGCGGAAGATCGCGCAGTTGGGCACGCCTGCCGGTCCCGTGGGCAAGTGGGTGCGGAGCAAGGTGCGCGAGACCACCATGGTCGCTCGCATCGAAGCGCCGTCGCGCACCGGTCGGCTGCGCAACTCGATCGGCGACTACTACCTCGGGGGGAACCGCTACGCGATCCGGACGAAGGTCCCGTACGCCCGGTACGTCTACTTCGGCACCGCGCCGCACGAGATCGTCCCGCGTCGCCCCGGCGGCTACCTGAGGTTCTTCTGGGAGAAGGCGGGTGCGGTGGTCTACCGCAAGCGCGTCTGGCATCCCGGAATCACCAAGCCGAACAACTTCTTGGAGCGTGCTGTGGACAAGGTCTTCGGTCCGTACTTCCGCTGAGCAAGCGTGCTAGCATCCCCGGCATGGCACAGACAAAGAGGAAGTCATTCAAGGGCTACATCCCAGACAACGGCATCGAGTTCACGCTGGAGAGCGCCAGCGACCCGGAGAAGACCCAGACGATCATCTGCCGCCCGGCGCTACCCGGCACTGTGCTGATGGAGGTCGTGGCCATCCTCGGTGGGACCGGCGGGGACATGGCCGAGGCCATGGGCAAGTTCTTCTACTCGGCCATGGACCCGGTCAACTACAAGGCGTTCCGCGAGTTCACCGACGAGCCGACCAACGGGATCTCGATCGAGGTGCTCGGCGAGATCGCCGCGTTCCTCGTGGAGGAGTACACGGCCCGCCCTACCGAGTAGTCCAGCACGTCTTCGACTGGCTGGACGAGCACTGGGCACGGATCGCCGGGCAGTACGCACTGGCGACCGGCAACGACCTGCACGAGGTCGGCGCCCGGATGCTCTACTCGATCGGGTACGCCGACATGTTCGCAGCGGTCGCGTCCAACGGGACGATGTCCGAGGCGGACGAGGTCCTGACCAAGCACTTCGAGGACATGCTGTACCAAGAGGAGACGGGGCTCCCGGCGTGGGCGGCGCAGTATGCTGCCGCTGACGGGTCCACCGCTGGTGGGTTCGACCCGCCGTTCGCACCCGCGCGGTGACCGCGCAGACGTAGACGCAGACAGTCCGTGCCGTCCCGGAGGTGTGCGTCGTGACCGACCAGATCGCTGATGTCGAAGTCCAAGTAGAGCCGGACCTATCGACCTTCGGCGCGCGTCTGCGCGCGGCCCTGAACACCGCGTTCCGTGGATCCAACGTCGATGTCCCGGTGGACGAGGCCGGACAGCGGATCTCCAAACGGCTCACTGACACGATCTCGAAGGGGATCCTGAAGGCTGACATCGTCAAGGGCATCGCCAAGGCGCTGCTGAAGCCTGCCGGGCTGGGCCTGCTCGTTGCCGTCGGAGCCCGCTGGGCAGCCGTGCTCGGGTCTGGGCTGGTCCCGTACCTCGCCCAACTCGGTCCGGTGATGGCGGGGGCTGCCACTGCAGGCGCGGCTGGCCTGCTGGCGGTCGTCCCCGGATTGCTGGCGGTGAAGAGCGCGTTCAAGGGGATCAAGGAGGAGAACAAGGAGTTCTTCAAGGATCTCGGCAAGCCGTTCAAGGCGATCAGCGAGGCTGGCCGCAAGGAACTGATGCCCGCGCTGAAGGAGAGCGCCAAGAATCTTGAGGCGCTGATCCCGAGCCTGTCCAAGTTCAGTGCCGCGTCCAACAAGTCCGTCGGCAACCTGATGCGATTCGTCTCGGCGCAACTGGCGCTGAAGGGCAGTCGCAAGGAACTTGACTCATTCCTTGAGGCGTCATCCGGTGGATTCGACAAGTTGACCAAGGGGCTCGGGTCGCTCATCTCCAACCTGATCCCGTCCCTGTCGAGCCTGAACCCGATCATCGAGAAGGTCTCGACCAACATCGGCAACGTGCTGGACCGGCTGGGCAAGTACATCCGCACGCTGTCGGCGAGCGGGGAACTGGAGGCCCGGTTCAACCGCTGGTACGACGCGGCGGCGCGGTTCGGCAACGCGCTGCGCGACTACCTGATCGGCGCGTGGAATGTCCTGAAGATCGCCTTCGGCGGGGCGAATGACTTCACCAAGTCGATGGAGGCCAATGCTGCAGCATTCCGGGAATGGACCGAGTCGTTCACCGGGCAGAACAAGATCAAGGCGTTCTTCGAGAATGTTCGGGAACCGACGGAGGAGTTCGGTCGGCTGATCAAGGATGTCGGGTCCCTGCTGAAGGAGTCATTCGTCGGTGACACCGGCAACATGACCGACTTCCTGCGCGAGATCCGCACCGAGTTCATCCCTGCATTCCGCGACTTCCAAGAGGTCATCCGGGAGTCGGGGATCCAAGACGCGCTGTACGACCTCGCCGCTGGGCTGCTGAGCCTGATGGAGGCTGGTGGCGGCGGCGGCATGGCGGCGTTCGTGACGGTACTGGCGCAACTCGCCGAGGCGTTGGCCGCGATCATGAGCATTCCCGGAGTCGGCCAGATCGCCGGGACCCTGCTGGCCATCGCGGGTGCGATGAAGGCGTTCGCGCTGGTCAAGACGGCAGGCGCGGCCATCGCGACGTGGGGCACATCGTTCGGGACCGCCATGGGGTTGGTCTCGGCCAGCGCTGCGGGCGCTGCTGCTGATGCTGCTGGATCCGTCACGGCGATCACCACGGGCACCGAGAAGGAGGCCAAGAAGGGCGGCAACAGGCTCATGGTCGCCGGTCGCGGCATGGGCTCCAAGTTGACGAGCGGGATCCGCACCGGGATCAGGGGGGTCGGTCCGGCTGCCGTTGCCACGATGGTCGCTGGCGCGGTCGTGAACCCGATCGTTGACTCGATCCGGGGTCTCCCGACGGAGGCCGACCAGCAGATGGGCGAACTCACCAAGCGGATGACGCAGGGGGGTACGTCGCTGTCAGCCGCCATGGAAGGGGTCGCCAACTCGACTGGCATGGTCACGTGGAAGTCGATCCTCGGGGGGAAGGGCGAGTGGGGCGGGTCCCAGATGTTCTCCAACGGGGCACAGGACGCGCTGTCCACCATGACGGACAAGTTGCAGGACATGGACTCATGGGCCAACCGCGCCCTGAACACGATGTGGACCATGATCCCCGGCACCGAGGACCTGTTCGCTGGGGTGGAGGAGGACTTCTCCGCGATCCAGTCGTCCATCGCGGAGATCTCCGCGACGGACCCGGAACTGGCCAAGCAGTTCGCCGAGCAACTGAAGCAGTCGCTGATCAATGCGGGCTACTCGGCTGAGGAGGCTCAGGCCAAGATCCAAGGGCTGCTGGACACGATCACGGCATCCACAGCGGCACAGTCCATCGAGTTCACGGGCGACTTCTCCAGCATCGACTCGGCGCTGGCGTCGTTCAACATCCAGTTCGGCGAGACCACGCAGAACAAGTTGATCTCGGTGGCTGCCGAGCCCGGCAGCATCGACGCCGTCACCGGGAAACTGTCCGAACTGGGACAGGAGCGTGTCGCGAAGGTGCTCGCCGAGGCGGATCTCGGGTCGATCAACGGGGTGGACGGCGCGCTGTCAGCAGTGGCCAAGGAGCGTATCGCCAAGATCATCGCTGATCCGGAGAGCATCAACGCCGAGGGGGAACTGACCAAGACGGCGCGCAAGCGGATCGCCAAGATTCTTGCCGAGCCGGAGAACATCGAGACGACCAAGGAGAAGTTGGACCGGCTCGCCGCGAATCGTACGGCGTACATCACTGCGAAGTTGTACCGGATAGAGGGGCTGAACCCAGACGGAACCGCGAAGCAGTCTGTCGCTCCCGGGGTGGGGACCCCGGTTCCGTCGTTCGGGTATGGCACCCTGTCTGGTTCCAGCAGCAGCGGCATCGGGCTCTACGGGAGCAGCGGATCCGGGGTGGGGGTCCCGTCGTCCACGAGGACTGTGGCGGCTGCGGCGTCCTACGGGTCGGTGGTCAACATCGAGCAGATGGTCGTGCGCAAGGACGACGACGTGAGGAAGTTCGCCGACCGGGTCGGGTTCGCGGTCAGGACATCACGATGAGGAGCCACCGATGAGTTACGAGATCGACTACGCCGCGCTCGGCCTTCCCGGTGGGCGCGCTGCCATCGCCGGGTACGTCACCGACGAGACGATCGGCAGGGACATCCTCAACCGTGCTGCGATGGCGAAGTTCGCTGAGTCCACGGTGGACAACTGGATCAACAACGACCCGTGCGGTGACGAGGAGGGGTACGGAACCTACGGGTGGGACCCGTCGATCCTGACCCGTCCGGACGTGAAGCCGTCGGATATCGGGCTGCCGTGCCGCAACAACGGCGAGGCGCCGATGCCTACCCTGCTGGAGGTGCTCCGGACCAAGCCGAGCGAGCCCGCGCTGGAACCGCAGCGGACCTACCCGCCGTGCGGTCCGGACATGTTCTTCCGGATGGAGTCCGGGGCCACGTGGGACATCGCCGATCTCGGCGGGCTGATGAGCGAGAAGTCGTTCCTACCGCCGCTGTGCCTGTCGTGCGGCGACGACAAGCAGTACGGGTTCTCGGTGTCCCAGTACGAGATCAAGCGCCCGTCCACGCGCGAGGTCACGATCCCTCGCCCGTTCGGGCAGGGCGAGTGGGACACGTCGTTCTACCACGGTCCCGCGATCATCGACTTGACCATCGAGGCGTACTCCCAGAGCCCGACCGGCCCGCACGTGCCCCCGTGGGCGCCCCAGAACCCGTCGGTGTCGGAACTCCGGGATGCGATCTACAAGTTCCTGACGCCGATGAACCGCAACCGGCTGGTGTTCCGCGAGTCCGGTGACTACATCCAGAAGACAGCGGTGTTCCGGATGGAGAACGTCGCCTGCCGGATCACCAACAAGTGGCACGCGACGATCGACCTGAGCCTGCGCATCCCGTCGGGGCGGATCCAGTCCTACGCGGTGCGCAAGATCCACCTGACCCCGCCCGCGATTCTTGAGCACTTCCCGATCGGGATCCACCGGGGCGTGATCATGAACAACGGCTTCTCCCCGGCGGACTGGCGGCTAGAGGTGTTCGGCGGGTTCACTGAGATCCTGTTCAAGGTGTGGAGTCCGGACTGGGGCTACAAGAATCCTGTGTCGCCGGACAACAAGCACATCACTGACCCATGGTTCAACCTCGAAGCCTGCAACTACCGGGTGTTCCGGCTGGTCTCCGATGTGGCGCCGTCCGAGCGGGTCGTGATCATGTCGCACAACCGCTCGGTGGTCGCGATCGACGGGCAGTACGGGTCGCCGACCTACGGGCAGCCGAGGCGCAACCTGTACTCCAAGGTGGATCCCGCGTCCCGGTGGTTCACCATCGAGCCCGGGCAGTTCTACATCGAGTACCACGTCGCACTCCGTCAGGCTCCGAGCCTGCAGACGCTGAAGGACTTCGAGGGGCTGGGCGATGACGACTTCCAGAACCCGAAGGCGAGCCCGCTGTTCTACCCGCAGATGGCCGCGTGGACCAACGAGTTCGGCAGCGTGGACGATCCGCTGAACCCGTTCGACTACGCAGCCCGGTGGCGCGGTGAGGTTATCGGCGGTGACGATGAGATCCAGTCGAACATCCCGTACCCGCCGCATGGCGTCGAGGGCGGGATCGACCTGACCGACTACCGCTACCCGGTCTGGACCACTGACCACGGTCTGGCCGGGTCCGCATTCATGTCGTGGCGCGACACATGGTGACTCCGAGCCCGTACAACCAGTGGCGGATCGAGGTTATCGACCCGTTGTCCAACCTCCCGGAGAGCCTGCTGGCGCAGCGCCGAGGGACCACCCGTGAGTACCCGCTCGTGCCGACGCCGCCCGACCACGGTCCGTCTCTGTTGCCGGGCGACGTGTTGAAGGATCGCAAGTACTGGCGACGACTCCCTCATGAGAGCAAGCCGGTGTACGCCGCTGGCAATGGGTACGACGACACGCAACCGGAGCCGACGCCTGTCGCGGGCGGAATGAACCTGACATGGGAGATGGACGTTCCGCCGCCGAATCAGGCAACGCACGCCTTGCAGGGTGTGTGGGTCTCGCTGGAGGCCCGGCACATGTACACGATGACCATCGAGGTCACCGTGGCGGGCGGGTCGCCAGCGATTCCGTGGCGCGCGACTGTCGGATGGAACGCCGCTTCCGAATGGGTGCATACGGCAAGCGGTGTCTCCCATCAGGCGACGATCAGGTGGATTGCGCCCGTGTCCGGGGTGTACGTGTTCGGCGTCGAGGTCGCTGCTGACAATGCTTTCGAGGCAGGAATCTTGAACACGGCGACCCACACCGTGGTCGAGATGGGCATCTGGGACCACACCGACCCGACTGTGCAGTGGGCAGTTGACTCCACGCACTCGGCGCGCTCCGACGAGCGGTCGGGGTCATGGGATCCAGCAGGCTGGGGACACGACACGTCCTCCGGGGTGTTTGCGATCGAGATCTGGCGCAACCTGCGCGTGTCGTTCTCGGTCACCGACCCGGACGAAGTCTCGTTCACCATCCCGTCGAGCCACCCGGTGGCCAAGCAGTTCGTCCCGTACGCCTCCGACGTGGCAATCTTCCGCAACTACGACCTCGTGACGCGCTGCAGGGTAACGCGCGTGCGCCACGTCGTGGACGGCATGGCTGGGTCCCACGACATCGAGATCACCGCCATCGGGTACAAGGCCCTGTTCGGGGCTCAGGTTCTGCACAAGTCCGACATGGACGACGAGTACGTCGAAGGTCTCGGCCTGCTCAGCGAGGTGCCGAACAGCCGGATCATCGAGTACGCGAAGGAGTCCGACAAGCCGTCACCGTCCGACCAGTCCAAGATGCCGAAGAAGGGCAAGATCGGTCACGTACTTGAGGACGATACGTGGTACAAGGTCGTGACCAAGCAGGTCACCAAGACGGTGGCGGGCAAGAAGAAGAAGAAGAAGAAGGTCACCGAGAAGCACTGGGAGTCGCTCGGGCAGTCGGTGCCGAGCACCGGCAAGGAGACGCGCGGCAAGCAGTCGAAGGTGTTCCGGAACCTCGTGAACAAGGTCCTGAACCGGCCCGCGTTCCAGAGCAGGCTGAACACGCCGCTGATCACGTTCGACTCCTCGGTCGATGCGGCCAACGGGCAGATCCGAGGCTTCCCCCGGCTGAAGGTGAACGGGCGTCGTCTGGACCCGAAGCGGGTGTTCGACGGATCGCTCGGGATGACGTTCCTCGACGCGCTGGAGGAGGTCGGATCCCGCGAGAAGGGCTTCGAGTGGTGGATCGAGCCCGACGTGGCCAACAAGGGCTGGTACGGCGGGCTGAAGATCATGGGCGAGTGTCCGAGGCGCCAGCGCGATCGTCGGAACACCGTGTCGTTCTCGCTCGGCGCCGAGATTCTCACGTACGAGGAGGTCAACGAGGACTACTTCTCGTTCGTGCAGGGGATCGCAGCGCTGGGCAAGAAGCGCAAGACTGACAAGGCACGTGAGCGCGAGGTCAAGAATCTTGGCGTCCGTGGCTCGTGGGAGAAGTCGATCCGGTTCTCCAACTCCGACGACGACGAGGGCGAGGAGGGCGTGGACACCGCGTCCGAGTTGAAGGAGCGCACGAAGACCGCGCTCGGCTTCCACTCCAACCGCGCCCCGGTGGTCCGGACCAAGATCATGGCCGAGGCGTGGTGGACCGCGAAGATGGAGGTCGGGGACACCATCTCGATCCACCTGAACCGGCACAACATGTACCCGGCCCTCCCTGAGGGACGCAGCGTCCGGGTGGTCGAGGTGACGTTCAACGTCAACGCCGAGGCCGAAGAGCCGATCGACATGACGGTCGAGTCCGAGTACACCGACAAGAAGGGCAGGCTGTCGCCGCCGCCGGGATGGCTGCGCGGTGGCCGATTCGGTCCACGCACGGAGATCGTCCCGCTGACCGGCGAGGCTGAGCAGACTGTGCTCTACGAGGACCCGTTGCCCGGCGCGACGAATCCGCCGCTGCTGCGCACGTTCCCTGCCAGCGTCCAGAAGGCGGACCGGACGATCCCGTTCGCCGAGCAGCCGAAGTACGAGCCGAACGCGATCACCCCGCTGGAGTACGAGACCATTGCAGTCGGAGATTCGTGGGACATGTTCTGGTCGAATCTAGAGGGCGCCACCATCACGCCCATGCCGACCCCCGACCCTGACGGGCTGCTCCGGATCCAGTGCCGCAACAACGGGGTGGTCTACCCGGTGTCCACAGCGGTTCGCCTGATCCAGTCGGCGGCCATCCCAGTGATCCCCGGCGACCGGGTGACCATCGACATGAAGGGCTACGCCAGCGATGCGTTCACGCTGCAGTTGTGGCTGTTCTACGGATCCACCCCCGACGGCGCGTCACCGTATGGAGCCACGAAGGATCCGGTGACTGGGGCGGACATGTACCAGTCGATCATCGGCAAGGGCGACTTCCGGGTGATGACGCACATCGTGTCCACGCTGGACCCGGATCTGGACCCCGAGGTGGACGATGACCTGTCCGTGGAGATCTACGGGGAGCCGCAACCGTTCACGGTCCCACCGGGGTGCTACTTCGTCCGGATGCTCTACGCCGTCGCCCCGACGCACACCTACATGACCGATGTCGTGATCGAGAAGGCTGCCCTGCTGCCCTACGTCGAAGGACTCTGGGACTCGATCTCGCCGGACGCCGTCCCGTACACGCGGGGCAACGTGTTGAAGGTTGACCCGGCAAAGGCGTTCGGACAGGCGATCCGCTCGGTAAACTCCGAGACGTACTGACAGCCCTGAGGAGGCTTCGATGACCACGCTGCTCACTGATGAGGCTCTGGTCGCCGCCGCGATCGTGGAGACCCCGTCGGCCATCCACGCCCGCCACGGGCTGCTGGACACCGCCCTGCGCGTCCCCGGGGACTCGTGGCAGATCGACGGCCTGCAGTTCGGGCTGGACCTGTGCGAGGTGATCCACCAGTCCGAGGCGGACTACTGCGCGGACCACGACCTGCCCACCCCCGCCGGATGCCCGGGCTACGCGGTGTTCACCAAGCCGTTCATGCTGGAGGTCGCTGCCGTGCGCAGCACCCTTCCCGGGGACGTGTACGACGCCGCCGCCCGGCTGCGCGTGGGCCTGTCGCAGGCGCTGGAGGCGGCTGTCTGGAGCAACCCGGCGTCGGGTGCGAACAAGGACAAGTACAGCCACTACCTGATCGGCAACGAGAAGGCGAGCACCCCGCCGCTCCCGGCCAACCAGCAGATCAAGACGGTGCCCGGAACGCACAACAACGCCGAGGACGCGATCGGCGCGTTCGAGGAGGAGTTCCTGAAGGCGCAGGCGGGTGCGGGAGTCATCCACATGGGGCCGGGTGCCGCCGCCAACGCGATCGCGCGCGGCCAGATCTTCGAGGACGAGAACGGAATCCTGCGCACCGTGACCATCGGATCGAAGGTCGTGGTCGGCAACTACGAGCCGTCCGGCGCAGCCAAGATGGTTGGACACATCGGCAACGTCTACGCCGACGTGACTGACATCTCGGTCGAGAAGGGCTACGACTGGACCAAGAACGAGATCGTCTGGCGCGCGACCGCGCTGGGGATCGTCGCGTGGAACACGTGCGGCTGGTGGAAGGCCACCTTCTGATTCTCCTGTCTGTGGTATGATTGCCTCCCGCGCGGGGTGTCCCGTGCGTAGACATGGGAGGCACAGACATGGAGTACCAAGTCCGCGACATCAACCGGACGCTGTCGTTCACCGGCACACTGCTGGCTGAGTCGTCGTCGCGCACCGTCGGCAAGCCACGCTGGACCGACCTGCGGCTGTACCGGACCGACAACGGCACCTATATCCTTGAGAAGGTCGGCGCATCCCGGCTGATGCACATGCCCGGGTGCCGCAAGTCCATGGGCGACCTGCCGCGCTTCCAAGACCTGTACCCCGGTCAGGATCCGGACGATCCGGAGTTCGCCTACGACGACTGCGTCCCCGACCCGTACGACTTCACCACGCTGCGCATCGAGCAGGACCGGCACTGGGCGCAGATCACCGAGCGCCCGGAGGCGATCGTCAAGGCCGTCATGCGCTACAAGGGCGGCGTGACCAAGATGCCCTACACGTCCGCCGTGCTGCTGGCCAAGGCTGCCGAGGTGGACGACGGGATCGCCGAGGTCTACGACGAGGCGTGGATCGACTGATGTCCGGGCTCCCATACCGGATGGTCGAGACCGGACAGGACTTCCTCGACTTCACCGAGTGGCTGCGCTCCCGCGAGCGAGGATTCGTGGCGCTGGACACCGAGACCAGCGGGCATCGGCTCTACGACCCGGCGTTCCACATCCGGCTGCTGCAGATCGGCTCCTCGCACGATGCGTGGGTCTTCCCGTTCCACCGGTTCGGGGCTGCCGCGCTGGCGATGATGGAGGAGTACCCGGGCACGGTGCTGATCCACAACAGCGCCTTCGACATGGCGGCGATGTCCCGGCACGGGTTCCGCCTGCCGTGGGACGGGGTCGTGGACACGATGCTGGCCATGCGCCTGTCCGAGCCGACCCAGAGTGCCGGGCTGAAGGAGGCTGCCACGCGGCACGTGTCCCCGAATGCCTCCGACGGGGAGAAGGTGCTCAAGGACGCCTTCCGGCGCAACAAGTGGGACTGGGCAACCGTCCCGTTCGCGTTCGAGCCGTACACGTTCTACGCGGCCATGGACGTGATCCTGACCTCCCGGCTGTACCAGACCGAGGCGTGCCGCGAGGGTGTCGCGTCGCCGCTGTGGCAGGTCGAGATGGACGTGCGCGCCGTCTGCTCCGAGATGGAGGAGCGCGGCATGCGCGTCGATGTCGAGCGCTCCCGTGAGATCCGAGCCGAACTGCTGGCCGTGTCCGAGGAGCATCGAGAAACCCTCCAGACCCGCTACGGGCTGGATCCCGGATCCAACGAGGACGTGGGCCGGTGGTTGTTCGAGCATCCGGACTCCCGGCACCTGATGACCAAGGCCACCGCCAAGGGTGCGATCTCAGTGGACAAGGAGGTGCTGGAGGGGATCATCGAGGGGCTGGCTGACCAGCCGGACGCTGAGCCACGCGACCTCGCCACAAGAATCTTGGAGGTCCGGGCCAAGGAGAAGTTGGCCAACTCGTACTTCGGCAACTTCATCGACTTCTCCGACGCGGACGGCTTCGTCCACGCGCAGATCAACACGCTGTCCGCGCGCACGGGCCGGATGAGCATCTCCAACCCTGCCCTGCAGACGCTGCCGAAGCGGGGATCCTCCATCGTGCGCGACGTGGTGCTGCCGCGCTACGAGGACCACGTGCTGGTGTCCAGCGACTACTCGCAGATCGAGCAGAGGCTGATCGCGCTCGCCTCCGAGGACGAGCAACTGATCGAGGCGTTCCGGGTGGCCGACTCCACCGGGGGTGACTTCTTCGTGGAGATGGGCAAGATCATCTTCCGGGACCCCGACTTCCAGAAGACCGACAAGCGCCGAGGCATCACGAAGAACTGCATGTACGGGATGTCGTACGGCGCCGGTCCGGCGAAACTGGCCGTGACCGCCGGGATCTCCGTCGCCGAGGCCCGCGAGGCGATGGACACCATCATGGGGGCGTTCCCGGGGCTGAAGCGGCTGCTGCAGGACTACGAGCGCGAGGCGTACAAGACGGGCCGGATCACCACCATGGGCGGGCGCACCGTGATCATCCCGCGCGACCAGTCCTACAAGGCGGTCAACGGCTACGTGCAGGGATCCGCCGCCGACCTGATGAAGACCGCGATCGTGGACCTCGCGCAGGCTGGGCTGTCCGAGTACATGATCGTCCCCGTCCATGACGAGGTGCTGTTCTCGTTCCCGGCGGACGAGGCCGAGGAACTGTCGCGCGTCGTCGCCGAGGTGATGCCGATCCGGTCTCTGTCGATGGAGATTCCCGCTGAGCCGAGCAAGCCACTGCACACGTGGGGGGAGAACTCCTGATGGGCATCGGATACCACTGCGACTTCCCGGACTGCGACACGTGGACCTACACCCCGTGGGAGCACGGGTTCGTTGGCGTGATGGTTGACAAGGAGGAGGACCACCCGAAGGTGTTCTGCTGCATGGATCACGCGGGCCGCTGGCTGATCCTGAACTCGCAGCCGATCGAGGAGATCCCGGACGTGGATCTGTAGTATGGTAGAGCCCATGTACCACGCTGTGCTTGCCATCGACCCCGGCACGACCACCGGCTGGGCGCTGGTGACCGTCCCGCACAAGGGGGGCGACATCCATCTCGATGCCCACGGGGCGTCGTGGTGGTTCAAGGCTGCCAACGAGATCGACGCGATCCTGCACGACTACGTGATCTCCGAGGTGGTCGCCGAGAAGTTCACCATCGCGCCCCGGACCATCCGGGGCACCCGGTCGGGTCCGGAGGACGCACTCGGGATGCTCGGCGTGGTGCGCCTGCTGGCGCACCGGGTTGGAGTCCCGCTGGTCCTGCAGAACCCGAGCACGGCCAAGACCGCTGTCCCCGACCGGATGATCCGCGACGAACTGGGCTGGCTGGACCGGCTGAAGACCCCGCACGAGCGGGACGCGGTGCGCCACGCGATCGTTGCCCACCGCCGAGTACGCACATGGCTGCCTGCGCAGCCCGACATGAAACTGCTGGAGAGGCACTGATGACCATGACTGCTGGACTGGACATACGACCGGGGATCACCGCGACCCTGTCTGCCGACGGGGCGGACATCGTCCTGAAGGACTTCCCGTACACGATGAAGCACCACGTGGACGCGCTGAAGCCGCGCTGGAACGCGATCGACCGTGAGATGCGGATCCCGCTCACGTGGGGCAACTGCATCGGCCTGCGCAATGCGCTGGGCGACCGGCTCGAACTGGACAACGCGCTCAACGTCGCAGCCGGGAACCTGATCGGCGTGCTGAGCGACCTGAAGCACGATCGGAGCGCCCACGGACGCACCGTGGACCTGCCCGACCTGCCCGGCTTCGACATCCTGTTCGCCCACCAGCGCACCGCCGCCGACCTGATCCGCCGGTCGTGGTCGATCAACACCGCCTACGGGACCGCCCCGGGCGCCCGGTACCTCGTGCTGGACGAACTGGGCACTGGCAAGACCCAGTCCGCGCTGGCCGGGCTGAGCCTGATCGAGCACGAGGGGACCGCGATCGGGCCGGTGATGATCGTCTGCCCGAAGTCGGTCGTACATGCGTGGGTGCAGACGATCCCGACGATGTTCCCCGACCGCGAGGTCCGCGAGGTGGTCGGCACTGCGGTTCAGGTGCGCAAGGCGATGGAGCCCGGGGCGTTCGCCTACGTGATCTCGTACGACACGCTGCGGCGCCAGTCAAGAATCTTGGGCTGGTCCGGATCTGGAGTGACCCCACTCAAGCCCGAGCAGCGCGAGGACGGTCCCGCGCAGGCGATCGGCGTGCGCAGCCTGATCGTGGACGAGGGCCATCGGGCGAAGAACCCGAAGGCCCTGCAGACGCGCGCCGTGTGGGCCGTGGCCGACGAGGCTGCCAACGTGCTGGTCCTGACCGGCACCCCGCTGCAGGACTCCCCGGAGGATCTGTGGGCGATCCTGCGCACGCTGGACAAGCGGCAGTTCCCCACCATCAGCGCGTACCGCGATCGGTTCCTCGACATGGAACTGGACCCGTTCGGCTACTGGAAGTGCCGGGGCCTGCAGCGCCATGCCGAGGAGGAGTTCTTCACGATCCTGCACTCGATGAGCCGCCGGGCTGAGAAGGCCGAGGTGCTGCCGTTCCTGCCGCCCAAGGTGTACTCGACCCGATGGGTCACGCTTCCGGCGACAATGCAGCGCGCCTACGACCAGATGGCCCGCGAGTACTGGGCCGACCTCGCCGAGGGCGGGCTGCTCAGCGCCGACAACCCGATGGTCGCCGCCGGGCGCCTGATCCAGATGGCCAACGCCTCGCTGAACGTCACCGAGAGCCCGGACGGCACCGTCGCCGTGGAGATGGTCAACCCGTCGCCGAAGATCGCCGCGTTCCTCGAAGACCTCGACGGCGGGGACTACGAGGGTCGCAGCGTCGTGATCTTCTCCGACTCGCGCAAGTTGCTGTATCTGCTGCAGGCCGAGTTCGACAAGCGCGGGATCCGCTACGGGATCATCGCCGGGGACACGTCGTCGGACGATCGGAACTACGCGATCAAGCGCTTCCAGTCCGGCAAGGACCAGTTCATCATGCTGACCCGCGCCGGGGACTCCGGCATCACCCTGACAGCAGCGTCGGTGATGGTCCGGCTGACCCGCGCGTGGTCGCTGACCACCCACGAGCAGTCCGAGGACCGGGTCCACCGGATCGGCTCAGAGGTTCACGACTCGATCGAGTACGTGGACTACATCACGCTCGGCACGCTGGAGGAGGGGCAGATGATCCGCCTCAACGACAAGAGCCAGCGCGCCTCCGAGATCCTGTCCGCGCGCGAACTGCGCGGGCTGATCGCGGGATCCACCCCACCGAAGACGACGACGAGGAGGAAGTCCACATGACCGCCGCCGCCACCATGGATGCTCGCGAGGACGAGATGGTCGCCCTGCACGAGTCCGGGATGTCGCTGCGCCGCATCGGGGCACAGTTCGACCTGTCCGGCGAGCGTGTCCGACAGATCCTGCAGGCACGCGGGATCAACACCGAGCGACGTGCCACAGTCACCGAGCGCACCGAGAACCTCGATGACGCGATCCGCCGGATGATCGAGTCCGGGCGGGAGGAGAACCGCCAGTACTCGGCGTCGGAGATCGCCGCCGCGCTCGGGTCCACGACCACGCGGGTGTCCTCCCGGGTGCGCGCGCTGGACCTCGCCGGGTGGGTCGTCTACCCGGTGGCGAACCAGAAGAAGCGCGTCTACAGCGACGAGGACATCCTCGGTGCCCTCAAGGACACCGCCACAGCGCTGGGCGTCACTCGCCTGTCCGCGAAGGCGTACGCCGCCCACCGGAAGATGAACCCGGACCTCGACCACCCGTCGGAGTCCCTGATCATCCGCCGGTACCCGTCGTGGTCGGACGCCTGCGTCACCGCCGGGCTGGAGCCGCACGAGGAGCGTCCGGGCGGCTACGTCCGGCGGTTCAGCGACGAGATGCTGGCCGACAGCGTCGCTGACTACATCGAGGAGTGCGTCAGCCAATCCGTACGCCCGACCGCGCGCGGATACACTGACTGGGCACGGGACAACCACCGACTGGCGTTCTCCACGATCGCCCTGAACCTTGGACCCCGTGCATGGGCCAAGGCCCGCACCATCGGTTATGACCGACTAGACGAGCGAGGAACACACGAATGACCGAACCACTCATCCTGACCCACTCCGACATCTCGACGTTCCTGCGCTGCCGCCGGACGTTCAAGTGGTCGGTCGTGGACGACTGGAACACTCCGGACGCCCTCACTGGCGCACTCGCGCTGGGAACGCGCGTCCATCAGGCCGTGGAGATGTTCCACACCGACGGCATCGACCCGGTGGACGCCCACGAGATGCTGGCCAACGACGACCGCGCCAAGGCGGCGGCGACCGGCAACGACTGGGTCGAGATCGACCTTGAGAAGGATCTGGAGTACGGCACGAACTGCGTCATTGCCTACCGGCAGTGGCTGGACGACACCGACCCGTACAGGAATCTTGAGGTGGTCGGCGTCGAGCGCGTCGTGGACTACCCGCTGTTCGACGGCGAGGTCATCGTGCAGGGCAAGATCGACCTGCTGCTCCGGGACACCGACTCCGGCGACTACAAGATCGAGGACCTGAAGACGGTCGCCCCGTCCCGGATCTCGGCGGCGTTGAACTTCGCCACCCGGACCTACCAGCACCACGTGTACGGCACCGCGCTGCTAGACGCCGGGTTTTCG